CCAGATCATAGCCAGGAGAGCCTATATGAGGAGCATCTTACGTGTGAGCTTCTTCTGGTGCACGATGAGCAACGCACAGCTGGACAACATGAGGCTGTGCAAGGCAGGAGATGACTTTATCGTGGAAGATACCGATAACAGGGAGTTTATCCTGCGGATCGACCGCAAATAAAGGGGGAAAGGAAAATGGAAGAGAATACAACAGTTCTGGAAACTCCGGAAGTGATAAAACATACAGGCGCGGAGTGGTACCGGGATGTATCCCTGGAAGATGCAGAGGTATTTATCCGGTCCAACCTGCAGTCAGCCGTACGCAGCGTGATCGCAACGGGATTTTACCTGAAGCATATTAGGGACAATGAACTGTATCTGGAAGCAGGATATAAGAACGTCAATGAGTATGCCATGGACAGGTTTGGTCTCAGTGCCTCTGCCACATCCAGGTACATCACTAGGAACACAATGTTTTCCAGGGGCGGGAACAGTCCGCTCATAGATGATAGGTTTAAGGACTTCAGTAAGAGCCAGCTGCAGGAGATGCTTGGCATGAGTGACGAGCAGCTGGAGCAGGTCACACCGGATATGACCGTCCGGGAGATCCGGAGCATGGCAAGACCAAAGGAAGTCCCTTACATAGAGATACCAGGGCAGACGGAACTAAAAGATATCCCTGGGGTTATGCCGGAAGAGAGGGCGGAAAGCTTTGAAGCATCAACGGCGGAGCTGTTTGATGTGGAAGAGGATGAAAATATGGTCCAGCCGGTGTCAGGTAAGCCTATTAGCCAGGAAATACCGGTTGCAGAGCTGATGGAAGAGGAAAATGCGGAGATTGCGACGTCGCAACTGCTTCTGGAAGAGACTGCTGCCAATGAGCAGCGGAATGAACCTATAGATGTTGCCGAAAAGCAGCAAATGGGCCATTGCTTACACCGCCCAGAATATGAGTGCTCTTTACCGGAAGAATACATGCACCGGTCTGGAAGTGGAACAGACTGTGCCCATGAGTGCTGCTGGAAGTGCGTCAAACATGGGGAATGCAAGCTTGAATGCAACAGTTCGGCTGATCGTCCTGAAACAGAGGAAGAGATTGCGACGTCGCAAACGGATACTGAAGCTTCCGAAAATGAAATGAAAGAACGTACAGACATGGAAATCCTGAGAGAACTGCTGGAGAGAAAGAAGCAGCTTCTTAGCAAATGTCTGGGAACTCCCGGCATTGATAAGTCAGATGAGCATATCAGAATGCAAAAGCTGGAAGTAGGCGCTTTGACTTCTATGCTGTGTGAGCTGGAAGATTTGGAAGAGAAAAAGGATAGACCGAAGCAGCTAGAGCTTCCACAGCTCAAGAACAATGACCAGAGAGCAGCTTTTATTGATGCGTATGAGACCTGGACACTCTGGATCGATAACCAGGAGACCGGTGAGCGGTATTACCGGTATGATCTGCCAGATGGAACAAGCTTTGTTATCAAGACATATCACTCCATGCTCTATGACTGGAAAGCTGATGTTGCCATGAGTTACAAGGAAGGGTATGGAGCAAATGAAGAGTATCTTCTGGAGCCTGGAAAGTTTTTCAGAGACTGTCGGGCGAACAGGAGCATGCTGGTCGAGAAGTTGAAAGAGATACAGAAAACTACAGTAAAAGAAAATGGAGGAGCAAAATGAAGATTAGATTATCAACCCAGGGTATGTCCCTGAATATAGAGGTACCGGAAGACAAGGCAATGGCTGTATATCGTGGACTGGCAGAAAAACTGCTTATACATGCGTGTGCTCAGGAAACACAGATGCCCAAAACAGTGCTTCAGCCAAAAATTGTAGTAAATCCACCAATGCCTCCTGAAGCCATAAAACCGCCTACTGAGGCAGAAACTCAGGAAAATCCTATCTTACCAGAAGCGAAAGATGAGCCGGAAAATGAGGGATACACTGGCTTCATGAAAATCCGATGCAGTAAATGTGGTAAGGAAAAGACTTTTTGCAGCAAGACGCCTTTGACGTATTTCAAATGCATGGAGTGTGGAACAAAGACAGAGCTTGTAGGATTGGCTAAGTTATATGCTGACTGTAGATGTGGCCGTAACTCTTATTATTTTACAAATATCGAAGATGCGGAAATTGATGTTAAGTGCATTGACTGCGGAACTGCTATAAAAACCGAATGGGATGTAGCAAAGAAATGCTACAGAACGGTAAAAGAGGAGGATTAGTCATAATGCGATTAACAGAAAAGGATGACTTGGGACATTGGTTCTTAAAAGGGCTTGAATGGGGACAGCTGCGGGAAGGAAAGGTTATTACCAAGGCTGTAGCACAGAAGTTGTATGGTGCGCTATGTAAGCTTAAGGACTATGAGGATACGGGCTGCAACCCAGATGACGTAGAACGTCTGAATGACTTTACCCAGAATGAAGCTGTAAAACTGGTGCAAAAGCTGAATGCAGAAGAGAAGAAGCACAGATGGATCCCGGTGGAGGAACGGCTGCCAGAACTTGGGGAATATGTATTAATTTCATTTTCCAACTTCTCAGTCCCAGCCATTGGAAGATATGACGAGGACGAAGAGGGCGGAGCATGGTTTATTGGTGATGAGACAGAATCACTTGTTAGTCAGGATATGTTTGTGAATGCATGGATGTCGTTGCCTGAGCCATACAGGGCAGAGGTTGAAGAAAATTAAGATACGGAGGAAAATGAAATGGGATTAGCAGATACGTTTGGCGCAGAGGATAGAGTGCAGGTGAAGTTTTCAGATTTTTATAAACTGATGAAACAGGCTACGCAGTATGAAATAGCCATGAATGCGGTGGGATGTGATGTGCCGCATAGATATATCAGAGAATGCATGACAGGAGTAAAAGAGCCGCAGAAGCAGGGTATACAGATTGAACTGGAAAATCCGGCGAATAAGAGCATGATGTCAGCCAAGAAAGGACAGGTCAATGGATAGGACATTAAAGGTTGTATATATTTGGATAGTGCTGGCCCTAGTCTGGATGGGATTAGAGCTGTTACTGTACGGCGAAATCCAGCTGAGGACAGTAGATGATATTATGTGGTTTCTGTTTTTGCCATTTATTTATATGGCGGTAAATTAAGATTTGGAGATGATGTGAATGGCAATGATTGCATACCAATGCAGCAGGTGCAAGTTACTACAAGATGCCGATGATTATGTATGGTGCGGCGCGGATATAGATCCAAGACCGAACCACCGAGAAAAGGGAGATGCAAAGCGGTGTCGCAGTAATTTTGCGCCGCTTGAAAAATCAGAGATATGGCATGAAAAATTTGCTTGGGAGTAACGTAATTTTAAGATTTGGAGGATACTATGAAAAAGTGGGTAGAGAACAAAGAACCATCCGGCGCAGTGGTTCACACGCTTGTGTTCGGGCATCATGGAGATGATCCCAAAGTCATAGTGGCGTTGTTTAGAGATTCAGAGGGAGATTGGTTTACAACATCGAATGTGCTCGATACATACTGGAACTTGCTGACCGGCAAGGAAATGTGTGAACATGATGCCAAAATGATGGTAGAGGAAATGATGTACGATCATTTTGCGGATGAAAAGAGGTATTACGAGGAAATTTGCGAAGAGCTTGATATGGAAAACTGAAATTTAGAGGAGATAGCCTATGAATAACAAACATGTAAAGCAGTATATCATCCAGAATATAAGCCACATAGAAGACAGCCTGTTCCTTCGCCAGATCTACACACTGGTAAAGCTGTACCTGGAAAGAAAAGACCGGAAGCATACCGGTAAAGCAGCGTAATGTGGAAACGAGTAAATCCCAACGTGGAGTATGTGATAGCTGTCATGCGTAAGAAGGGAGAGGACATAAAGAATGGGATTAGTAAAGTCAGATGCCCAGAGAAAGGCAAACCAGCTGCAAAGGAAAAGTGCCATAGCCGCATCAGACCATGCGATCATTAACGGGCCGAAGCCTACAACCTGGTCAGCCAGGATGCCAGCTTATGCAGGGACAAGCCTCTGCCCGGATCCGGAGTTAAGGAGAGTACCAGATGAGTAAGAGAAAGACACCAGCGCAGGCCTTGGAAGAGTTTCTAAGCTACTACGATGAATGTACGTTAGAATACAGGTATGCTTGCGATAAAGTTGTTGAAGAGGACAAACGTCTCCAGGACTTCCTTCATGAAATGGAATTTGCCAAGGATCGGAACGAAAGGAACCGGATCGCAGCAAGCCTTCAACAGAGCAGGAGAACCAGACGGATAAATAAAGATATGGCAAAGATGGATGAGAAGCTGGTGAAGTTTTTTGAGGATCAGAAGAATAGGGATACCTTAAACCGATTGAGACAGCTTCTGGGGCAGCAGAGGAAGGAAGAGGAATATCTTCTGGGAGAACGTACATACAAACCAAGAGCAGGAATGAGGTGATACCATTGGACAAGCAGATATTAGTACAATACATAGATGCATGCGCTCAGGTGGAAGATACCAAAAAGGAAATCCTGAAGCTTAAGAAAGCCAGAAAGAAAATTGTACAGGATACGGTAAAGGGCTCTTCACATGAGTTTCCTTATACAGCACAGACATTCCACATTGAGGGACTGGCGTATCCTGTAGTAAAGGATCCGGATGAACTGGATCGGCTGGAAGAAATCTTGAAAGAGCGGCTGCAGAATGCGGAACGGATCAAACATGATGTGGAGGCATGGTTAAACACTATTCCACAGAGGATGCAACGAATTATCAGGTATAAGATTTTTGAGGAACTTACCTGGAGTGAAGTGGCGGTGAGAATGGGGAGAAAAGCTACTGCAGACGGAGTAAGAATGGAATACACAAATTTTATGAAAGAAAAATAAGTTATTTCGTATATTTCGCATTTTTCGTTTTCAATATGCTATAGTGTACCATGAAGCCAAAGGCATACAGCCAACGGCTTACGTCAAACCCCACTAGGCAGCAGGTGAAAGCTTGTTGCCTCCCCCTTGGAACGTAGCTCAGTGGTAGAGCAGCTGGCTTTTAAACAGCGTGTTGAGGGTTCAATTCCTTCCGTTCCGATGATTTTAGTTGCTATTTTGTACTTCCCCTTTTTCTTGGAAGCCTCTGTTAGACGCAGGGACTTCCTTTTTGTCGTATTTTGGAGTATGATGAAAAGAAAAAAGGGGATATTATGCTTAATCAAAGATTATTAATTGATAATAATAAAAATTCACATAATTTCAATAAACATAAAATATGCTTTAAAAATGGCAAAGCTATTTTTAGAATTAGTTCAGAAGTATTTACAGGAAATGAACTAAAACAAATTATTTATTTTATTGATTATGTAATAGATAAGTATCCAAATATTAAAATTCCAATCGAGATCTATCTAGGACGATTTTATTTTCATGATAAACTAGTGTATGTTTTACTTGAGTGTATTTGTAATTATTTATTATCCGAACGTAAACAACAAATTGCAATTTTTTTTACAGCGGAACATACGATATGGTCAGAAGGAATACGATTTTCGCCACTGATATTACTAGATGGTAATGAAGAAAAAATAGAACGTTATAAACAAAGATTTGCATTTGATATAAATCAAAATCATTATAGAAAAATTATAAAACCATCTAAGAAAAAAGAGTATCTATCTATATTGATGACAGATATTCGATGCTTCTTACAAAATAATGAAATTGAAAGGTCTGCATGTGAAGAATTAGCAGAAGTAATGGTAGAGTTAATCGGTAATGCTAATGAACATGCTGAGTCGGAATGTTTGGTGGATTTAGATATTACCAAGCAATATCTAAATACAGAAACTAAAAATAGCTGTTTTGGTTTAAATGCTTGTATAGTTAATTTTTCAGATAAACTTTTTTATGAATCCTTAAAAAATAAAGTTTTATTGCAAAATCAGTTATCTGAGCGTTATAAAAGCTTATTAATAGCAAAAGAAAATCATTCAAAATATTTTGGTAAGGATTATTCAGAAAATGATTTTTTTACTATTGCATCTTTTCAGCATAAAATTTCCGGGAGTATAAAAAAGAAACATACAGGTGGAACGGGACTGACTTCACTTATTAAGTCACTTGAAGAAAAATCAGATGGTCATTGGTGCTATATTTTAACAGGAAATAGAGTAATGCTTTTTAAACCAGAGTATATGAAATATGATAATGACAAATGGATAGGATTTAATGAAAGCCATAATTTTATAGAAAATGTTCCTGATTTTAATATTTTTCAAACAATTTCCACGAAATTGCCTGGAACAGCATATAACTTAAATTTTGCATTAAGAAGGGAATAAAGACTATGGAAAATAAAGTCATATTAAACTTAAAAATGGATATTTCTAATTTAGCAGGGTATGAATTTGGAATTGAAATTTATGATAAGCAAGTAAAAGGAAGACTAGATTTATCAAGAGATTTTGAGATAATTTTTCCGGACCATATAATTGGAATAGCTTCTTCGTTTGTGCAAGGCTTTTTTTCTGAAATCGTAGGTCAAATTGGATTATTACAAACTGAAAAACACGCTAAGGTAAAAACGGCAAATAGTGCATTATCACAAAGTATATTAAAAAAATTAGAATAGATGGAGGAAAAAATAATTGACTATACAGGAAAAAATCACATTAGCATCAGCAGTAATTGCCGTTATTTCTATGCTTGTTACAGTTGTTATTTTTAGATTAAACTATAATCAGGCTAAAAGAATAAGCGAGATAACATTAAAATCTAACTATTATAATAAAATTTTTGATGCGTACCTTATTGAAAAGATACCAGCAGCTAGAAAATATATCCGATTTCAGAATGATCGATTAGTTGATACAAATGAACTGGTTAATGTGTTAACTGATATGAGGAGAGACGCTCTTTATTTTAAGTACTCCAATAAGTCATTTTATAATAAGTTAAAAGAGATAACTCAAAAAATAGAAGATTATATAATGAATTGTGGAAATAGAAATTTGGAACCAGAAGAACAAGCTGGGGTGTTTTTAGAAATTCACAAAATGATATCAGAATTGTATTCTGTTATTGATGAAGCGCATATGGGAAATACATAGAAGATATGTTCATCCCTTTTCTATACCCAAAACCGACGAAAGAGAGGTGATCGGACATGGCCAGAGCGCCGGATCCAAGAATAGAACAGGCGAAGGCCATGTATCTGGAAGGGGAGAAATTGGTTGAGATTGCAAGTCAACTAAATCTGCCGGAAGGGACGGTCCGTCGTTGGAAGTGTACGCATAAATGGGATAACGAACGTTCGGATAAGAAAAACGAGCGTTCACAAAAACGTAAACGGGGCGCTCAGCCAGGAAACCATAATAGTTCTGGCGGACCTCCGGGAAATAAGAAAGCAGAAAAATTCGGTTTCTTCAGCAAGTATTTGCCTGAGGAGACCGTTTCTATTATCCAGGAGATGCCGACAGATCCGCTGGATGTCCTCTGGGATCAGATCCAGATTGCTTATGCTGCTATTATCCGGGCGCAACAAATTATGTATGTGCGTGACCGGGATGATAAGACAATCGAAAAGATTGAGCATAAGGACGGCAACATAATCGGAGAACGCTGGGAGGTACAGCATGCCTGGGACAAGCAGGGAAAATTCCTACAGGCCCAGGCTAGGGCACAGTCGGAGCTTCGCAGCCTGGTTAAACAGTATGATGAGTTATTGCACAAACGCTGGGATCTTGCCAGTGATGAACAGAAAGCCCGCATAGCTCAGATCAAGGCCCAGACGGATAAACTTAAGGGGACCGACAACGAAGAGGAGCTGAGCCGTCTGGATCAGGTTCTTAGCGAGATCAAAGGGGTTGTATAGTATGCCATTTTCTGATAAACAGCAGGAGTTTTTCCAGAATGCAAACCACCGTTGGAATGTTAAGGTTGGTGCGACACGTTCCGGAAAGACCTATATGGACTATTATGTAATCCCTAAGAGAATTCGTGCCAGGAGAGGAAAAGAGGGTCTAGTGGCGATCCTGGGCGTTTCTAAGGGCACGATTCAGCGAAACATCATTGAACCGTTGCAGCGTATTTGGGGAGCCAACCTGGTAGGTGATATTAATTCTCAAAACATCTGCCCTATGTTTGGAGAAGATGTTTACTGCCTGGGTGCTGAGAAAGTCAGTCAGGTATCTAAAATCAGAGGCTCTTCACTAAAGTATTGTTATGGTGATGAGGTTGTAGACTGGAACCCGGATGTCTTTAACATGCTTAAATCCCGTCTGGATAAGCCGTATTCCTGTTTTGACGGGGCCTGTAACCCGGATGCTCCGCAGCATTGGTTTAAAAAGTTCCTAGACTCTGATGCGGACATTTACTGTCAGAAATATGAGATCTTCGATAATCCATTTCTTAGCCGGGTATTTGTGGATGAACTTTGCAAGGAATACAGAGGAACGGTCCTGTATGATCGGTACATCCGTGGTTTGTGGGTAGCTGCGGAAGGCTCTGTGTATAAACTGATGTGTGACGCGACATCCAGTGGAGGCATTAACCCATATGCAATTTATGAGAAGCCCAAAAGCCTTTTACAGATTAATATTGGCGTTGACTTTGGTGGTTCAGGATCAGGACATGCCTTTGTTGCCACTGCATATTCCAGAGCTTATCAAAGCATTGCGGTACTTGCCAGTGAACGCCATATAAGTGTAAATGGCAGCATTGATCCGGATAAGCTGGGAGAACTATTTGTAGACTTTTGTCTGAAGATCATCAATCTGTATGGATTTATTACAGTTGTTTACTGTGATAGTGCCGAACAAACGTTGATCGCAGGCCTGAGAACAGCAGTCAGAAAGGCGGGGCTTGGGTGGATCCGGATCGAGAATGCTTTGAAGACAACGATCAATGACAGAATACGATTTATGCAGCGGATGCTTAGCCAGCACCGCTTTTTCTATGTAAAAGATCAGTGCCAGAGCCTGGAAGATGCCCTGACAACGGCGTTGTGGGACGAGAAGAAAAGTCTTGTGGAAGATGTGCGACTGGATGATGGTACCAGTGATATTGATACGCTGGATGCTTTTGAGTACACATTTGAGCGGGACATCAGCCGGTTTATCCGGTACGAATAGAGGTGATAACAATGAAATTTTCTAAAATGCTGGCTGCGATCACGCAGGTTTTAAATCAGAACTCGGATACACAGGTTGATGTTTGCATGACTTCTGAAATGGCCCGAAGAATAGAGTTATGGACGGCCATGTATGAGGATAATGCGCCATGGGTAGACCGGAAGAAAGTGAAAAGTGCGCAGCTGCCGGCGGCTATTGCCTCTGAAGTTGCAAGGCTTGTAACCCTGGAAATGAAGTCGGAGATAACAGGAGGCTCTTCTGCAGCCTATCTGAATGATCAGTATCAGAAAAAGGTACTGAAAAATATCCGCAGGTATGTGGAGTACGGATGTGCGAAAGGCGGCTTGATTTTAAAACCGTATGTTACAAAAACAGGTCTTGCAATTCAGTATGTACAGGCAGACTGTTTCTTCCCTCTTGCTTTTGACGACTCCGGCCAGATCCAACAGTGTGTGTTTACGGAGCAGTTCCGGAAAGGACAGAAGATCTATACCAGATTGGAAGTCCATACGCTGCAGGGAGAACAGATCCGGATCACAAACAGGGCCTTTGTTGCAACCAATGACTACAGCCTTGGAAGCGAGATCAGCGTAAATGCAGTGGATAGGTGGTCAGAATTAATGCCGGAAGCAGTGCTGGAGGGTGCCGATCGGCTTCTGTTTGGGTATTTTAAGGTACCACTTGCAAATGCGGATGATACGGGAAGCCCATTGGGAGTATCCGTATATTCCAGAGCGGTGGAGCTGATCAAAGAGGGAGACAGGCGTTATTCCAATATCTGCTGGGAGTATGAGGGCACGCAGTTGGCAGTGCATGTGGCAACTTCAATGCTTAAGTATAACCGTGACCTGGATAAGTTTGAGTACCCAGGCGGCCAGGACAGGTTATACCGCAACGTGGAGTATAACACCGGTGCATCAGACAAGCCTTTTATAGACACATTTTCTCCGGAGATCCGGGATACAGCATTATTCAATGGATTTAATAATCAGTTGAAGTTGATAGAGTTTGCCTGCTGTCTGGCTTATGGAACGCTTTCGGATCCTCAGAATGTGGATAAGACAGCAACGGAGATCAAGACCAGCAAGCAGCGCTCCTATACCTTTGTGTCAGATACACAGCTTGCTTTACAGACTGCTCTGGAAGATTTGGTATATGCCATGAATTTTTGGGCTTCCTTGTACGGTCTGGTACCACCGGGCAATGACTATCAGGTTTCCTTTGACTGGGATGACAGCATTGTAGTGGATGCAGAGGCAGACCGTCAGACGGATCGTGCGGATGTTGCCATGGGTGTAATGAGCTTGGCAGAGTACAGAAGCAAGTGGTATGGGGAGACAATGGAAGAGGCCCAGAAGAACCTTCCTGAACCAGCAAACGTAGAGGAGTGATCTGATTGACGCCGGAAGAACTTGAAAAGTTGCCGAAGCCATTAGAACGTACCATGACAGCATTGGAAATGGATATCATGTTAGAGGTCGTAAACCGGATCCGGGAATGCTCCCAGATCACGCCGGTGACAGATTGGCTGCTTAATCGTATGACTGCCATAGGCATGAGTAAGAAGCGGATCAAAGAGATCCTACGGGAAGGTGTAAAAACTGCAGGGATCGATATTGATGAGATCTATGAAACTGCAGCAAGATCTGATTATGTGAGAAATAGTGAGATCTACAAAGCTGTAGGCATGGATGCGATCCCGTATGAGGATAATGACTGGCTAAAACAGGTGGTGCAGGCAGTAAAGGATCAGACAACGGATAGTCTTAGGCCTATGGAAAATATCACAAAGACAACCGGTTTTAATGTGCCAATGGGAAACGGGAAAAAAGTGTTTACTCCTATGTCTGAGTATCTGGAACGCAGCTTAGATGAAGCCATGATGAAGATCACTACTGGCGCTAAGACATACAGCCAGGCAATCGGTGATGTGATCGATGAGATGACATCCAGTGGCGTTCGGGTGGTTGATTATGCATCAGGAAGGTCGGACCGTATTGAGGTGGCGGCCAGGAGAGCTGTTATGACAGGCATTGCGCAGATGACCGATAAGGTGAATGAGCATAATGCAAAGGAGCTGGGAACGGACTACTGGGAAGTTGAATGGCATTTAGGAGCCCGTAACACGGGAACTGGATACATGAACCACCAAAGCTGGCAGGGCAAAGTATATAGCTCTGCTGAAATGCGTACTGTCTGTGGTTTGGGAGAGATGCTGGGATTTGCTGGGATCAACTGCTACCACATCCGTTTTCCTTTTATTCCTGGTATTTCAAAACGTAAATACACAGATGAGTGGCTTGTGGAGCAGAACAGGAAAGAGAATGAAAAGAAGTCCTTTCATGGTAAAGAGTATGATACATATGCGGCGCTGCAGTATCAGCGGAAGCTGGAACGCACGATCCGGAAGCAGAAACAGGATATTAAGCTCCTGGAAAAGGCCAGAGCTGATAAAGATGACCTGACTGCTGCCAGATGCAGGAAGCGATTAACAGAAAAGACCTATGTGGAATTTTCAAAGGCTATGGGCCTGCGGCAGCAGAGGGAGCGGTTGAAAGTTGGTGAGGCTAATCCGACCAAGGAAGAACTGGAAGCTATTGAAAAACGGAAGAGAATTGCTATAATAAAATCAGAGTTAAAGGAATTGGGTCTCCGGGGAAAGATTAATCTTGAACCGAGCAAAGTGGATTTTGAAAAACTCAGCTTTGACAGCGAACACATTAACGATGAACGGCAGCATGAAGTAACTTTTGACGAAGCAAAAGGTTTTATCCGCCGGGCATCATTTTCAGAGACCGTCTGGAAGGGGCAGTTCGAGCGGTACTACAGTGAAGATGGAGCTGCATACGTAAGAACATCGGATGCATTTATCCGTACTGCATTTAAGCGGGAAGAGTATTCTGACAACATTTTGAAAGCATTGGAGATAGTGAGACATGGAAGATGATAGATTCGTAAAATGTCCTCTTGTGGATGAAATGATTGAGGATATTGATTGTATCGAAAATGTAGATGCAGTTGATGGGCGTTTAAAAGCAGATAAGCTTCCTGATCGATTTAAGAAAAAAGACGATTGGGAAACAATTTGTAAGAAATGCAAATGGCATAATTATTGATACCATTTGTTAAAACATTATGAAGGATGTTTCAGATGGACTTAATTCAGTACTTAAAAACGGATGATGAAATGAAAAATCTTCGGGCAAAGTGGAAAGAGACTTTTGTCACACCATTTCCGCCATATAATTGGGATGAGTACAATGGAATTGAGGATTATAAAGAAAAAATCAGAAATAAGTTAAAAAATACCACCAGTCAGTAGGCCGGTGGTATTTTTGTGCCCATTTTTAAGAAAGAGAGGATAAGAAGATGAAGAAAGCAATGCTTAGTCAGCCCATGGCTGGAAAAACAGATGAAGAGATTATTGCAACCAGGGAACAGGCGATTAAGATACTGGAAGCTAAAGGTTATGAAATTGTAAACACCCTGTTTACTGATGAATGGTATAGCAATGAAAAGATGAAAGAACGTGGAGTGGTACAGATACCTCTTTGTTTCCTTGCTAAAAGTCTGGAAAATATGTCCCTTTGCCATGCAGCTTATTTCTGCAAGGGTTGGGAAAAGGCTAGAGGGTGTCGGATTGAACACGATGCCGCAATAGCTTATGGGTTAGACGTGATTTATGAAGAATAATTGCGACGTCGCAAATGAAAGAAGGTGATCTTACGGGACTTATATCATGGATCTGGCAGAGGTTTTTCAAGAAAAAAGAATGTTGCCATCACTACCGCAAGCACTGGAGCCGGGCTTCCGGTCCTTATGGCGGTTATGTAAGACGGTGTACCAAATGTAATAAGATCGAGCAGTAGGCACGCAGAGATGCGTGTTATTTTTATGCAGAAAATTGTCCGGAATGACGTAAAACTACCAGCACAAGGGAAGCAACCCCGTAAAAAGCGTAGTGGGAAAGGAAGAAAATGAAGAGAAAATTTTTAGAGGACATGGGCCTGTCAAAGGAACAGGTGGACAACATTATGGCTGAGAATGGCAGGGATATTGAAGCCATAAAGACAGAAAGAGATAACTATAAGACTCAGTTGGATACAGCCCAGACAACCCTGAAAAGCTTTGAGGGCGTCAATGTTCAGGACTTGCAGGGAAAAGTCATCAAGCTGACCGCAGATCTGGCAGCCAAGGATGCGGAGTACCAGAAGCAGATTGCGGATCGTGACTTTAATGATCTTTTAAAGACTACTGCAGAAGGGTACAAGCCCCGTGATCTGAAAGCGGTAATGCCATTCATGGATGTAGAGAAGCTGAAAGCCAGCAAGAACCAGGAAGCGGATATTAAAACTGCTCTGGAGGCAGTCAAGAAAGACAATGCCTATTTGTTTCAGGACACACAGATACCCAAAGTGGTTTCTTATACTCCTGGATCGGGCGGTAAAGGAACTGAGGACACAAAGACAAGGGCAAATGAAGCCTTAAGAAGTATTTTTGGAAGAGAATAAGGAGGTAATTGATTTATGCCAGTACATATTACAAGCAGATCTGATGCGGAGGCAATCATCCGCGAACAGGTAGTATCTACCATTTTTCAGGACGCACCGAAGCAGTCCGTATTTATGAGCATGGCACGAAAGCTGCCAAACATGACCAGTGACCAGACCAGGATCCGTGTATTGGATTTCCTCCCAACTGCGTACTGGGTGGATGGTGACACTGGTATGAAACAGACCAGCCGCCAGGCTTGGGATAACGTATATCTGGATGCAGCTGAGCTGGCTGTTATCGTGCCGATCCCAGAGGCAGTATTAGATGATGCGGAGTTTGATATTTTTGGTGAGATCACTCCAAGAGTAAATGAAGCAATCGGCCAGAGAGTAGACTCTGCGATCATCTTCGGTGTAAATCGCCCGAGAGTATGGCAGAACGATATCATCACCCTGGCACGTCAGGCAGGCAACAACGTAGCACCTGGATCTACTCCGGATTATTACAACCTGCTTCTGGGAGAGAATGGCGTGATCTCCAAAGTTGAAGAGGATGGTTACATGGCAACTGGCGCTCTGGCAGCCATGGGTATGAGAGCAAAGTTAAGAGGCATCAAGGCAACGGACGGAACACCGATTTTTAAGAGCGACATGCAGGGATCCACTAATTACGCACTGGACGGTGCGCCTATGTATTTCCCGCAGAACGGTGCTTATGATAACAGCATTGCTCAACTAATCGTAGGTGATTTTAAGCAGGCGGTATATGCAATTCGTCAGGACGTTACTGTAAAGATCCTTGACCAGGGAGTTATCCAGGATCCGATCACTAAGGATATCGTTTATAACCTGGCTCAGCAGGATATGGTAGCTCTGCGTATTGTATTTCGTATGGGTTGGGCTCTTCCAAATCCGGCAACCAGAATGGATGAGGACCGTGTAGGCTGCCCGTTTGCTTATCTGGAACCGGCAACACCGGTAACTACTCAGACTGTAACCTTTACTGTAAAGGATAACGCAGGAAGTCCGGAAGCAATTGAAGGTGCTATTGTAGATGTAAATGGATCCAGATTAAAGACCAATGCGTCAGGCGAAGCAGTATTTAACCTGCGACCTGGTACATATCCGGCAAAGATCAAAAAGACCGGATACAGTCAGATCACTGAGACCGTAACGGTGGTTGCATCTGCAGTAACGAAGGATGTAACCCTTATCAAAAATGCGTGATAAAAGAAAGGAAAAAAGCTGATGGTTTATGCAGATGAAGAGTTTTATAAAAATGAATATCTTCTTGGAAGGAAAGCGGCCATCAGCTCCGGTTTTCCTTTTTATGCCAGACAGGCAAGCCAGATCATGGATCAGTATACATTCGGACGGCTGACGATTATGGAAGATGTTCCGGAAGAAGCAAAATTATGCTGCTGTGAACTGGCAGAGGTTATCTGTCGGCAGGAAAAGACGGAAAAAAATGCATCCGGAAAGACTTCTGAAAAGATCGGAACTTATTCGGCTTCCTATGGATCTTCGCAGGAATTAACAGAAGCTGCCATAAGGAAGCAAAACCAGATCGTTAAGAAATGGCTGGAAAATACCGGTTTATGCTATCAGGGGGTGTGCTGATGTTTACTAATGCAGATGTAACCTTGTATTTATACCACAAATGCGGCAAGGATATGCGATACATCCGGATACCGGTTGAAGATGTTTATTGGGAAGATGTGAGGCAGTCTACTTTTCTAAAAACAGGCCAGCGTGATGCAGCGTCAGTTCTTCTGGTAATCCCGCTGGAAAGTCTTTGCAATCCACTTACGTTTACCCAGGGAAAGGATCTGGCTGTAAAAGGTATCGTTGAAGACGAAATAGACTGCAGCAGTCAGGAAACCATGTCAAAGTCACTGGCAGCGTTGAAAGCAAGCCATGGATATGTAACAGTTACAACTGTGGATGAACGGTTGTATGGTAGTGAAGCGGTCCAGCATTATGAGCTGTCCTGTAAGTAGGAGGTGTAACCATGAAAATAGTTATAAAAATGCTTTCTACGGCAGAAATGCGGCGTAGACATAAAGTTGCTGAAAATGGACCTGTGCAAGCAGCAATCGACAGTGAATGTATGCGCTATATGAGTGATTATATGCCAAGGCGTCAGGCCGGCGAGCTGAAACACCTGATGGTGGCTGCCACTACAATCGGTTCAGGCCAGATTGATACTCCCGGTCCGTTTGCTCATTACCTGTATGAAGGCATCCTTTATGTGTCACCAACAACTGGAAGTGCCTGGGCGAAGAAAAATGAGATCAAGGTACCAACAGGAAAAGAGCTGACTTATGCTGGTGCTCCTATGCGCGGAAAGAAATGGTTTGAACGTATGAAAGCAGATCATAAGGATGATATCCTTCAGGCGGCGCAGGCAGTGCTTAGCAGAGGAGGCAGGATATGACGATCATTGAATATATGCGTCAGAAACTAACGGAATATCCCAAGATATCCGAGTTTCTGACCGGTGATGATATTCACATTGATTTTACAGAACCGGATCCGGTTAATTACGGCCTGTCCAGCAATGGTGACAGCCTGGTGAAAGAAGATATCCTGGGTAATCAGATCCGCAGGCATAACTTTGTTATGTATGCAGTGGGACAGTCCTTTACAGATTACAACCGGCTGGCAAACAGCAATTTCCTTTTGGAACTGGCCTATTGGCTAGAGCAGCTTCCAGAAGAGAGTGGAATAGAAGTAAATGTGGGTGATGAAGTGAAAGAGGCCACATTTTTAAAGGCAACCACAGCCAATGCCATGAGCATGGGCCTGATGGGAGATACCGTTGATCAGGGCGTTATGTATCAGCTGCAGATCTATGCCCAGTACAAAGTAGAAAGTGAGGAAGAATAAATGGCAGATAAAGCACCTATTGCAGGACAGAAGATCAAAAGAAAATTCATGGGTAACTTTATTGACTCTGCTCTTCCGGGCACAAAGGAAACAGCTTATGTCCGTTTAGGAAAAGACCTGGAAGAATACAACGTAGAAATGAATGCCAATGTGGATACCAAGAACAATATTCTGGGTGAAACATCCGTTACATTGGACAGCTACCAGCCACAGGCTACGGCAGATCCGTTTTATGCGGTTGTGGGTGATCCTATGTTTGAACGGCTTCAGGGGATCATTGATGAACGTCAGACCCTAGATGACTTAAAAACTACCGTTGTTGAAGTACACCTTTGGGAGTCGGCATCTGGAGCAGCAGGCTCTTATGTGGCTTATCGCGAAGATGTGATTATTGAAGTGTCAAGCTATGGCGGAGATACCACCGGTTATCAGATCCCGTTTAATGTACATCATACAGGCAACAGAGTAAAGGGAACTTTTGCCTTAGAAACAAAGACGTTTACACCTGACAGTGAATAAGGAGACTATATATGGAAAGCCTTAAATTTGATGAAGGTTATAAGGAGTACATGATAAATGATGATCCGGACCGTGTGATCCGGATTAATCCTTCTGATCTGAATATGTGGCAGCGCTGCATGGATGAAATGGAGAAGCTGGGGCATGTGAAAGATGAGCTTCAGGGCAACGTCAAGCTTTTGGAGGACGGTACCGTAGATCCAACAGATGAAAATGCAAGTATTGAGTGGAAGAAAGCAGAGCAGGGCGTAAAAGACTGTTTTAATGCTATTTTTAACGCAGACGTTTATGACACGCTGTTTAATGGTCAGTCTCCATTTTCACCAGTAAAAGGCGGAAAGCTCCTGTTTGAGTCCGTTATGAACGGTCTGATGCCGATCATCAAGAAAAACATGAAAGCCGGAGTAGAGGCAAGCAATAAGCGGATCCAGAAGTATACGGCCGGCTATACAAAATGATCCGGTTAGGCCAGCTTCCTGTCACTCTTAAGGTAGGCAAAAAGGAATGGAAGATCAGAACGGACTACAGGGATATCCTGGTGATCATGCAGGCGTTTAATGATCCAGAGCTTACGGTAGAAGAAGCTCACGTGGTTATGTGTAAGATCCTGTATGAAGGCTGGACAGATATGCCAAAGGAACTTTATGAAGAGGCAGCTAAAAAGGCGCTCTGGTTCCTGGACTGTGGCCAGGAAGATGAAGAGGATATAATGC